TCAAAAACGTAAATGTCGGATCTGGATTTCCTGCGGCATCAGTTTTATATGTAGTAACAACCTCGCCGGTGATAACCTCATTTCCCGCTCGGTTGCTACCCATAACCCAACCTCCAGCTGATTTTAACTGGTTAATCTCGGCGCTTGTCCAGCCTTTTCCAATATCTTCAATTTCGATATCCGGAAAAGGAGTGTTAAAGTAAGGCTTGCTTGCAAGAGCTGCCCCGCCGAAAGAATCACGCGAATTACGGGTTATAACGAATCGTCCTATACTAGTGTCCTCTGTGAGCCTTAGCGCACGTACAGAGCCGAATTCAGCCGCCTTGACTGCTGGAATTTCCAGCACTGACGGCCCTTTAAATGTATCAGTTGCGGTTTCAAGTTTATCCACATTTATTGATATGCTTTGACTATTTTCAGCGCCCAGCGTTGATAAATGATTAGCCAGGGTATCTGTGGTGCTGGCAAAACCAACACCATCCAAAATATTATTATCAACATTAAATCGAGGATCGAGAAATGCCTTTAGCTCGCTTAAATCGGCATCGTAAGGCCAAATAACTGTTTGATATCGCGTGTTGCCGGTCACGTCAAAAACGCCAGTTAAAACGGGATCTGTAGCGCCGCCTGACATTGCCGTCAAAACCACCAGCACACCTGATGCGCCGCCTTCAACCGAAATCCCCAGCGTATTACCGTATGTTCCCAGGTTTAGCGCCGTCAATGTTACCACACCAGCAACGTTAGCGGATGACACTGGTACATTAGCATCTAAAGCAATTGCCGCCACCAGAGCATCACCTATAACCGTGGCTGTATCGCCGGAGGTTACAGGTATTGTAAATTTGTGATTTCGCTTACTGCCAATAAAAAACACGAGACTACCTGCCGCAGTAGCTGGCCCCGTTATTGTATATACGCCCGTGGCTGCAGCCCCTAATGCATCATCAAGTGCAATAGCGTCTATGACTGTGGCCTGGTTAATTTTTCGGGCGGCTCGAACCATGGCAGACAGCATCGAGTCTGCGCCAAAAAGCACATTCCATGAATTATCATTTAAGATATTTTGGTTAAGATTGCCTGATACAGCGGAGCCGGAAGCGGTTTTTTGACCAACAAACAGCATGCGTTGCGCAGCAAGCCCTGCTTTTACAGTTGCCGGTAATAGCGTACTGGTAACATCTGGTAGACTAACTGTCATTTGATGACTCCTGTTTTTTAGGTTTTAATGGTTTACTGGCCAATATCTCAACGCAATTATCTGTTTTAGCGTCTTCTACTCGGTCACGCCAAAACTTGTTTATTGGAATACCGTTGCCGTCAGTTTGTATTGATGCGGTTGTGCCTGCAGCATAACCCGGTATATTTTTAATAATTTTTAATTTAATAATTTTCAAGGCAGAGGCTCCTGGTCAAGATCAATAGTATTAATTAAATTGTTTTCTTCTGTGCCCAAGTCAATCCCGATATTAAGATCAATATCTCTAAGGGCAACATTAAGATCCGGTCCTATGGTGTCATCAAAAATCAAATCAGCATTCTGTTCAAACGTGATTTCATGGACGTATAGGGGACCATTGTACATGAAAATTCCGTGGGCTGTAAATGTCGTACCATTTTGAGCGCCGCCTAAAAATCCAGTACCAAATTTCTCAAGCAAAACCGAGCTTAAAATAAAAGGAATTATATCTTCGGCCTCATCTCGTTGAGACCTTCCGGCAATGCTTGAGCTTGCTGGAAAAACGACATACACGCCAAATGGCTGGGTAATTTCTTGTTGGTAAAACGTATTTTGAGAATACCGGTCGTTTGAGTCTGATCTATTTTCTCGGCCTTTTGAAGCTATCACATCGCCCAGTATAACAGCTATCCACAAATCATTACTTGATTGCTTAGTGTACGCATCTAAAAACCGGTCTATAGTAACCGCTGCTGATATTCTGTGCCCAGCGTGCAATACCGGGTTTCCATTTGCGGCATTGGGGATGGTGCCTTGCAGCGGATAAGTAAATTGAGTGGCATTTAAAACAGTTATGTTAAAGCTACCATTGTATCCAGCTAAAGGGCTCGATCCGTTATCTACAGCACCAGTGCCCGTGCCAAAGGCGGGGCCAGAATCTGGTAGACTTATTGTAAATTTCCTGCGGTTTTCGACAGACAAGACTTCAAACGATCCGTTAAATTCTGGCTCGTTAAATCCTGATATTACGGCTTGCAGGTTAAATCCTTTGCTAATTTCCCGCTTGCTCAGCGTAAAGTCGTGATCTGTTATGGTTTCAACTACTGCTGAGGCCAGTGTGCGTGTCAACGTTGTAACAAAAACTGGAGAAATGGACCCGGTTATAGTAATTAATTGGCTGCTCGCGAGGCCGTGGCCCGACAACACCGTGGCCGTGGCCAAAAGCCCTGAGCTGGTTATTGTGTCAATGCCGGCCTGTTCAGTAAATTTATCTGTCAATCCTGGAAGCCGCGCCACCAATGATTTTACTATTTCTTCAGCTTTCAATTCGTTAGCTCCCGCTCTATCATATCCACTGCATCACCTATGCTTTCGCCCTCTGTCGAGCTGACCGCATTAGCGAGTCCTGGCCTAGATTCCATTTTTGATGTGCCATTTTCCAAAAAACCAGCATAAAGCGCATCTACACCAAAAAGCATTTCGCTTGTACCTCGAAGTTGGAAGCCAGCGCCTCTTAAGTAATTTCCAGTGTCGTTTGCCGGTGATTCCCCTGCTCTTGATGCTACGTGTCTTCTGCGCCTGCCACCTCTGCGCGTAATATATGTCTTTCCGCTTCTGGGTTTTTTTCTAACCGCCTCGGTTAGTGATTTAAGCAATGTCTTGCCCAGGGCAAACCAGAACCGGCGTATACCTCTTCTTGTCCTGTCCTGGATTTCATCTAGCCGCACCTCAGCTTGCCTATTTCTTCTGTCAATTTCGAGTCTAAGCATCATTCACCGGGACAGTATCAGGACCGAGCTTAGCGCACATTAAAAGCATAAATTCGTGCCGCTCTTCTAAATCCTCTGCTTTGATAATATCATAGCGGTTTCCTTCGAGTAAAACCCATGCTTCAGAGTCAACACCCGAAATAAACCGGGTTACAAACTCATGGGTAATGTCGCGCTCAATATCCGCCCCATCAAACTCTGTCTTTCCTCGCACAGTTTTAATGCTCGACCAAACAACCGCTATGCCAGAAAACACCTCTAAAAAATCAATACTATCGTCTAAAGGCGGTTTTATTGATCTGCTCTGTAGTGTAATTTCAGTATTCAAATCACCCAAACACGGCTTTCTTATGCGGCTTCTTAATTTTTGGCAAATTGGCATTTCTATCCTCTATCAAAAACCGAGGCTGTTATAAAAATAGTGTGGTCAATTAATCCTGTAAAATCATCATTTACTATGACGCCAAAAAGCTCATCATTCGCGCCATCAACGGGAATTGGAGTTCTTAATTCAAAATTAATGCTTAAAAACTCGTCTCCTGGGCCGAACTCTATAAAATCTGTTAAACCGCCATATTTGGACCAATTTGCAAGCACAAAAATGGGCGCGCTGGATGTAAAATCATTGATAATATTTGATGATAAATCAGCCCCTTTAGATAAAACGATCCTAATCCCATTAATTAAAGGGTTTGATCCAACATAACCACCAGCAACAAGCTTATTGTTATCATGTATGTGGACAGTAAAATGCTTTATTAAAAAAATCTCAGATCCGCCAGGAGATCCTGTTGGCTTTGGTTTAATAAAAAACTCTTCAACCGCGCCTGAGTAGTCACCCGTTATTAAATGGCTTGAATCCTGACTTCCGTCAATTGTTAAAAATTGATATATCGGCCTTTCTATTTTTGATATTAAGTTGTCATTTGCTGATTGCTTCCCACTAAAGCTTTGTCCTGCTGTTAGCTCAATTAATCCAGAGTGACTAACTCCAATTATCCAAATATTCGTAGCCTGCAAGAAATTAAAATCAACAAAACCCCATCCGGATAATGTGTGCCCAGACTGGCTATTATCATCCGGCTGCGCTAATGACTCGACATATCTTACGGATTGCTCTGTAGCGTTTGTAATTCTTCCTTCTGTTTTGCCGTTGCTTATATTTGTCCATGCATTTTTAGATATTACTATTGATATAGTATTGGCCATAATTATACCCGGTCAATTCTAAATTGATCATAAATTGATGTGACTCCGCTTCCTTTAGCTGCATGATCGCAATCACAGCCACCTGAGCCGCCTGCAAAGCAGTCCCCTCTGTTGCTATACCAAAACGCAACATGACGGGTAATAGCTGTTTTTATTGAGTCAATACCATTATATGCCTTTGTTGTAAATGATACCTCTATTGCCTGCTCTCTGTTGTCAGTATCTTTAGGCCAATCGCTGTTTTCGGTTAGTAATATTTCCGAGTTTTGATGGTTAAATTTTAAGTAATAAATAGATGGATTAATGGTAACCAAAGAACCTGAGACAAGGTGTTGAATAGATCCTATAAAATCAACAGGGGCGCGCCTTATTAAAATTCTTTCTTGAAAAAAATCCATTAAAAGCAGCCAGCTATTAGCTCTAAACTCGCGCCGTGTATAATTTTCTCCCCATATAGTAGCCGCTGAGAGCATCGAGTTTATCAGATCATCATCAGCTGCCGAGCTTAGCTTTAAATATGATTTCATATCATTTAAATCAACAGGCGATACACCAGGTGTTACCAGTTGATAGATATTTGACATTACTTGTTTTTACCATTTTTTGATTTCTTTTTGTCTTCATAAGGCTTATTTATTTCAGCCTCTTTTTTATCTTTTTTAGCTGGATTTTCTTCGCCGGCATCAGCCGAAGAATTAGTATCAACATTAGCGTTATTGCCAACATCAGAATTAACAATAATCCCTTTATCTGCATTAACAATTATATCAGCTAGTTCCTGAGAGCATTCACGAACCTCGCCTTCTAGGACCCGAAATTGCGGTACATTTGTGTCATTTTCGGCCCATTTCCCGGCCTGAATAAATTCAACTAGCGGCATTTTTTTACTCCAAAAGCACACGGATAAGTCCGTGTGCTTATTTGGTTAAATTACTGGGCTACAGGCGCAGATTTTGGGTTACCCAACACGGCAATCGCAGACGCTGAATCAACACCAGTTGTGACAGCTGTTGAAACAAGACTAAGCCGCTGGTACCGCTTTTTACCGATTGAACCGACTCGTTTGGTTGTGTTGTCATCAGCCGCAACAAACCCAGTAAGAGCGCCTAGTGTTTCATCTGCGGATACGGGAGTTGCGTCAGCCAAAGCCGGGTCGTCACCTTGCTCAATTAGCAGGGCATATGCACCATCAGTTATAACAGCCATAATAACTATAAACACAAGCGACTCAAATCCAACTGTGTCAATAATATTGCCAATAGTTGTGGTGTTTGTTGTTATTGCCGCAGTATCCAAAGCAGCACGGTCATCAATATTAGAATGTAAATCGTATTCCATTTTTTTGTCCTCAAAATAAAATAAATGAGCCGTGATTTCTCACGGCATTATGTTTATGCGGCTGTTGTGATAATCTTAATTGCTTCAGGTAAAACAACTTGCCCGGAGTTCCAGCGGTTCATTGTGAATTCGATCATCCCTTCTTTTTTGAGAGCAAGCTCATCGCGAATAACGCTTAAACCGGTGCGGTCAATTACCGTATAACCTCGCAAAAAGTCACCAAAAGCAATTGATTTGCTATTTGCTGCAATATCAGGCATGTCATCTGCAATCAGGTACTGATATCCGTTAATTGTGTTTGCAACAACACCGTTTAAGCCGGGCTGCCAAAGGAAATTACCATCAGTCGATTTAAGGGTGCGAAGAAAAGCCAGTGTGCGCCTGTTAAATATGTAAGTCGGGACGTAGCCAGTTTTAATCTCGCCTGAAATCAGGATAACATCATCAGCGTCGATAGTGCCAGAGGTGCTCGATGTTAGCCCTGTGATTCTGCTGTCTTGCAAAAATCCAAATGGTTTTTTGACGCCATCCCCATTAACAAACGCGGCACCTTCGCCCTGGGCAAATGCTTCTGCGGAATCAGACATGATCTCGCTTTCCATATCAAAAGCAGAATCCATAAGCATATCCATGGTTATAGGCACAGAGTGGGTTTGTCTAAACGCTGTAATCTGCTCAGACGTATATCCGCTCGCTGAATCCCCGCCTTTTTCAGTTTCGCCTTCGTATGTGGCAGACGGAATAGAATTTCGAACCGGGATATTGAGTGTTTTTGCGGATGTTGTTCTGACTCGGGCCAACGAACGGATAGCGCTAATTTCAGTAATCTTTTTAACAATCACATTATCCATTTCGTCCTGTACCAGGTAGCCGCCAGCGACATCACTGTCCGTTCTGAGCATCGCTTTTTGCTCTTTGTCGTCAAACTCGCCGAATTTCACAAACTGTGATAAGGCTTTGAACTCGGGTGTTTCACGATAGTCTTTTTCAACGCCTGAATGAGCGCCACGAGCAATTTCAATTTCAAGATCTTTTAAAACTTGCTCAAGACCGCATGCTTTTTCTTCAGCCGCAATAGCTTTTTCATCTGATAATTTCTGAGCAGCAACGAGTTTCCCGCTGTTTTCTTCAAAGCTTTCGAGTGATTTTTCAATTAACGCAATTTTTTCTTTATCTGGAGCGGACTCGGAAAATTCTTTTCGCAGAGCTGTTACGCTCTCCATGACTTCTTGCATGAGTGGTTCTGGCATGAGTGGTACCCTTTTAAAGTTAGTTAAACAGTTTATAGTTTAGCCAGCATCGCACCGGGTAAAAACACCAACCAGCATCACGCCATTTGGTTTTATATTATTTCTTTATACGCTAATATTTGATAATTTGCAAATACTAGCTTGCTACAGCACTTCTTAAGTCCTTTAATTCTGCCAGAATATCAGTTAAATTCTTCTGGTTTTGCATTCTGTCTGCATCGTCATCGCCCTGCAGTTTTTCAATTTCATCATTTCCAGTATGGATATTTAAGCTGATAACGGCCTTTGCTGCTGATTTGCTAAACTTTGCGCCTTCCCTTAGAGCTGCCTCGACATCCCGTTTAGTCCAGTTTTTAACATCTTCTGACTTAAAAAACTTCACATTTTTATCCTCGTTTTTAACCTGGGTTATTTGTGCATTCGGGTTCATCGGCTCATCAACCACAGAGCCTTCCCAGATTATTGCTTTCGTAATTGTGCGCAAATCACCTTCGGTTTCATGCTCGACAATTGAAAAACCTATACTGAAATCAACCAGCACGCCTTGCTTTGCCAGCATAAATACCTCGCGTCCCTGCTGTACTTCAAGGTTGATTTCACCAACGCCAAACAATCCTCTGTCGTCTTCTTTTACAAATTCAATCGGAAATCCGCCAACCGTTCGACCATGGTGATCTTTAAGTCTGACCTGTCGTTTTTTGAGTATGTGCTCCATGATCGACTCTATAAACGCGCCTTGTTTAAACTGGTCTTTAATGCCAAAAAAGTCACCTCGATCAATGTCCCATGTAGCGATGTAGCCTTCGACAATGCCCACGCGCACGCCGTTTCTGTCTTCTTCTTTTGTGCTTAAGACGTGCCCACCGATAAACTTGGTTTCTTTAATGTATTTAACGTTATTTTTCATTAAATCTCACTCCTGGCTGTACTTATCTCTTATTTTTCGCAACTTTAAATTTATTGATTTATCAAAAGTTGCAAGTGAGGGATGAACTGATAGCCCGCTAGTTTCTATATATTCACAGCCATCAGATTCAGCTGCGGATCTAAGGCTTTGCTGAGACACACCTAAAACATCTGAAAAACCTGATAACCTGCTAAGCGGCGGACAGTTAATGCTAGCGGTTAGTATTTGGTTAACCGTGCTTGATGAAATACCGGCGGCTCTCGCCATCTGAGATATAACATCACTCCTTGATGTGTTTTCATCTGTCATGTTATCTATTTCTCTGTTTAAAATATCAGCAAGCTGAACGCCTTTTAATTCCACAGTACACCACCTTTTATTAGATTTGTTTTATATAAATTTAAAATCAACCGAGACTCTCAATTAGTTGATCGCTTAATTCCGTGTCGAACACGGGCTCTTGCCCTCTACGCCTACGCTCTGCAAAAACGTCCTGAGCTGATATTATACTACTGCACCGGCAGTTTATAACATTTTCTACTGATGC